CTGGACCACAGCCAATATCAAGGACTAATCCTTTAATAAACTGATAGTCTCCATGCCTGACTCGGCACTTGTGGGATTTTGTCATTTCGTCCATATTGATATATTGAAATTAGCTGCCCGCCGCCGCAAGAGTCTCGATCCGAGGCTGAACCTCTTCACATAAGTTGTGTGCTCTCTTGCGCTTTTCCACCACTAGTTTCTCGCCGGTAATTACCAATCCGATTTGGCGATGTACTTCGGCCAGCACAGGCACGGCGGGCAAATTGTTACTTAGCTGCACTGACTTTAGCACCCATGCCAACACGGGCTTTCTCGCGCATCTTGGTCTGAACCTTATTGCGCCCCAATTCGCTAGCCGTTTTAGGGGTGTCGGATGATACTCGCTTCGTTGGTCGGCAATACTCGTTATCGCCACCTGATCCGCAAGGCTTGCCAGTGCGCTGGTCTTTCCAGTTCTCCTTCTCCCATCGCTTGAGATTGGAGCCAGCTTCAGTCTTGCGAACATTGCCACTTTCCTTGCGGCATTTAGCAATGGCTTGAGAAGCGCGAGCCGATGGAAACACGTCGTAGCTTGCTTTGACCTTTTTGTAGCAGGAGTCTTTCATGGTAAATTGAGATTATGTTTCCCGATTTCAGTCAGGCATTTGACCAATAGAATGCAAATGAGAATGACTGACATCCAGACTGTTTCAGTATTCATGGTGTTTACTTCTTCTTCACGCTTTTAGAACCTGAGCATCCCCATTTTTTACGAGACAGGGAATTTGGCGAATTGGAATCAGAACGCCAATCGCCTGCAATATTGTTGCTGCGAGCACAATACGCATCAGCACGCTTGCTGCCAATAGGACCAATTTTGCTGCCTTTTTGGCCGTATTTCACCGTCTTTTCACGGCCAGTATCAGGATTCTTGATCGTTTTAGAGAACTTCTTTTCCATATGGTTATTGATTTATATTTACTTGTTTCTTCTCTACCTTGTCAATGCTTTTTACAACCCAAGTAACTCTTGCCATTTTGTCAAACTGACGGCGAGCCTCCGCTTTTGTTTCTGCACATACAAGTTCAACATCTTCAACGCCGCCTTCTTTGAAGGTAATTTTCCACATTGATGTTTTTTCAGGGTCATCTTCTTCACGAAGTTCAAAGATGGGTAGGGCCACTCGTCCAAGTGACGCTTGCCATCCTGCAAAGGCTCTGGCATTTTTATTCCATGCGGAAGCCTCCATCACAGTAGCGGTGATCATTTTGCTGCATGGCTCATCTCCACTATACAAGCGCCACAGTTTACTATCATTGCAAATCTCCACGCCTTTTGATGACCAAGACGCAAGTTTTGCTGCGCTTATCTCAGGGTCTTTAGCTAGATTTCCAATCGCACATGTTGGGTCAATGATTCTCATATATTTTTAGGTTTAGCAGTGGGTAATGTTTCCCATTGGATATCTTATGCTGTTTCTTGGGTGGAGGCAAGTGGTTGTTTTTGTTAGCTGGTAATTGTTTTAATCCATTGTGGATGTGGCTGGAATTTCATCTCTTGAATAATCAGGCGACTCAAGACCAATAAGTTCTCTGACTTTTTCAGCATAAATTGAGGCGCTTAATACTTTCGACCAATCCTCATGTTCATTATCAATACTGATAAGTATTCCGTAGTTTGTCATGTATCCGCGCAAATTCCTGTCGCTCAAAACACCAAAAATCTTTGTTTTCTCATCTCTGACAGCAACTTCTTTGCGGCATTTTTCTTCCCATTCATCTTCTGTTTCTTCGTTCATAATTTACTCGGTCTAGTGGGGTTTGGTGTATTCTAGCAAATTTACCCCGCATCGTGTCCATCCAGTCTTGCCATTCGATACGGTCTAGCTTCCATTCTTGCTCTGAAATGTTTTGAATAATCATCTTCTTGCGATGCTCAGAAGCGCCAGACTTTTCAGCAATGGCTAGTTCGCGAGCCGCTTTAATTTTGGCCGCTGATCTGAAGCTAGCAGGTATATCAATCATACAGGGCTTGGAAGTTTGGCGAGCGGTATCCAGCCAAAGCTGCACTATTCAGTTTGTCAGCAATCAGAACTGGATCACGGCTAACCAATGCTGATCTGGTGGCATCAAATAGGGCATCAACCATTTCCTCTGTGAGCCTGATGGAATCATGCACTCGTGCGGATTTTGTCGCCAGGCCATAGCGGTATCGAAGGAAGGCATTGAGTCCATCTTCAACCTCAGCCGGAAATTCCAGCGGAATCTGTTTTAGCATGGCTGCGTCAGCTTCAATACGGCGCGATTCTCTCCAACCCATTTTTTCTTTTTTCTCAGCCCTGCGCTTCCGCATGTATTCACGCATGTACTTGGCTTTTTCGTCTGGCGACTTGGATTCCCGGTAGTTGAAGTAATTGAGGAGACGGTATCCGCCATTAACTCTCTCAATTCTGCGACCATCAAACTCTTGGCTTTTTGACTTTGGATCAGGAGAGGAAAGGACTCGAAGCGCATCTTCCGCCTCCTCCAAGGTAACATTAGCCATTCGATGTATGGCTGACTCTGAAGCCTCCAAAACTCCACTCAGTTTACATTTTGCCATCATTGCCGTCCAGACAATCCTAACATGGTAGGGTTCCTCCCAAACAGAGGATTCAGTCAGGCTGGAATGAAGTTTGATCCAAGTGCTCATTAGCTACAATCTGCGTTAAATATGTAAAACATCAACAACTATTTACATTCCCTCTTATCTATTATGTTAGCTTTACACGTTTTTCGAAGCCGATTCTCCTACGTACAGAGTGATTTTTGACGTGAAAAAATGACTTCGCTGATTTTTACATGTTAACTTTTTTAGATTAACCATCATCTCACACTCATTTCTTCAACCTCCCAGCGCACTCGGCATATCCAATGATGTCAACCAAGGTGTCTCGCTTTTTGCTTGTCTTGGCACGGCTGACTTTCAGCAGAATCATCATCTGTGCCACATCCCACGGCTCAATGGTTGAACCGGTGTAGGCGCTCCACAGCTTTGCGATGCGGGAGAAAGATTCGTTTACTTCGCCGTAGTCGGCTTCGCGATCTCCAGCGACGATTGCTGCGGCCTCCTCGGAAATGGATTGCTGTGAATCTGGGGTCGCATACCATGAGCAAAAGTCTGCATGGAGCATTGCTCTATTTGAACTTGCATAAACAGATTCATCCCATGTGTCTTCATCGGTAAACACAAGCAATCTGGCATCAAATGGAGCTTTTAATTCAGCCCCCTTAACGAGTTTGAATCCTGGAGGAGGCGTTGGTTTGTCGTGTTCTGTATTCATGATCATTACTTGGATTGTTTATTGGAGCCAATCTTCCTTCCTTTGGGTAAGCAGCCACAGGACTGCACACTTCCAGAGGTGAGATTTTGATAATATACCTCGGTCTTGTTTCCGCACTCGCACTGGCACAGCCAGCGGCTATTGCCATGGGTATTGCGAGATACCAGTTCGACAACGATCAAGCTGCCGAAGGTTTCGTTGATAAGTGATTTTGGTGAGCGTCCCATTAAGGTGTTAGGTTTGGATGATTGCTGTCTGGCTCAATGAGGAACTCGCACTCGAAAGCGATGATAGCAGGCGGATGGATAAACGATATTAGCATCATATCTCCGCGTGGAGCGGTTCGGCGTAAACACGTCTCACAGCCTTCGCGCCAGTCCCAACTGCCGTTTTCATCGAATCCTACGCCATCGCAACGTGCCACGTCATTCGGAAGCTGAATCAAGGCGCTGTTGGTCTTCATGGGTTTCATTTCCGTGTTTAATTCCTGCGTCAATGTGGATTTTGGTTATGTTTTCGGTAGTTCATCGCCTGCCGTCGCTTGATGTGGGTCGTTCTCCGGCAGGAATACCAAAATCGCCCGCGCTCCAAGCCTGTGTCCAGGCTTTTTGCCGCTTGGCATCTCATCGACTTGGATGGTGAGCATCCTTTCGCGGCAGTCGAATGCGACGATTTTGCCTATGTGCGCATCATCCAACAACATCGGATGCAGTTGCTTTGGCTCGATTGGAGTGTGTAGGTCTTTCATAAGTATGGGGACAAGCGACGGAGAACAAGACGATTGAGAGGAACGGTTCATATTTATGTCCTCCGTTGGTTTTAATACGCCCACTTGGCATCACCAAGGATTTCGTCCGAGTCAGACCACCATTCGTCCCACTGGCTATTTGTTGCCACACTCCAATCAGGAATGGTTGCGGCTGCATCTTTGCCAGTCAATGAAACTGGCATCCACTTGATTCGGTTATTCGGATAGATTGCGATCTGCCCATTGCTGAGCTTGATGACGTTGCCCTCCTTGTGCTCTTCAAGCAACTCGGAGTCACCCACGTCCAGGAGGCCAGATGATTGTCCTTCTGGCAGGTGATCAATCGTGAACCAGTAGTGGCCTCCTATCGGTGGATTGCCTTTGCCAAGGTTAACAAGAACAGGAACGTCGCTCAACTGATCTTTGCGCCAAAGCTCAATGGAGCCGGACAAGCATTCCCACATCTGAACTTTGTGCAGAGGCAGCGGTTTGTGATCGTCTTCCGGCTCATACCAATAAACGCACTGAGGCGGAATCTTGTCGAAGCAGGCAGCGTATTTCTCGACCCATGCTTGGAAGCAGAATGGACGGTTACGCATCGCTCGAACTGAGACTAGCCACGCTGGTTCAAATTCGTTTTCTGGACCACCGAAGGCGTCACAGCGGATGTATATTTTTGTTTTGGGGAGGTTTATGTTTCTCATATTTTACCAGAGGTTGAGGGTTTTGCCGATTGCTTCGGCGCGTTGGGCTGCGGTGGCGTGCAAAATATTAAAGCAGGCATCATTGCTGAGTGGTTTCCACCCTTGACCATTATCGTTACCTGTCACCCTTCCCACTTCAGACGAATAAAAATTACGTTGCGAGTAGTAGGCGTCATCTGGAAGAAGCATCTTTTCCAACTCATGCACCGCGTTGAGGTCGTTGAAGTAGTCGGGTAAGCATCGAGCCTCCTCCCAACCAGTTAATCCTTGAGCCTCAGCCAGTTTGATTCGTTTTTCTTGTTCTGTTAGTTTCATATCGTCATCAACCATCGCACACCGATTCTGTCGATGCAACAAATACAATAAGATATTTATCCTCTCAGCCAAAGCGCAAGCTCATCCTTCATCGCCAGCTTGACGTAGAAATCCGTTGGCTTCTGACCCTTGTAGGTAAGTCCTTTGACCCGGCAACGAGCAATACAGCGCCAGAGACGTTGATCGTTAAGGGTGAGTTTTTTAGCCTCTGATACCACAGGCTTCTTGGAATCAGTCAGCATCGCCTCAAGCTCAGCCAAATCGCCAATAGGTTCTTCAACAGCAGTTGGGCTTTCCGGCTTCACATCCACTGCTTTACCGCGCAGTAGATCGGTTCTAAGGCATCCACAGGAAAGAGACTTTCCCGTTGTTAAAGCGGTATAGAACACGTTCTGCTTGATGCGTCCACAGTCGCACTGGCACCTCCAGGTTGAAGATCCTTTCCTGCCCGTAGGAACATGGGAAAGAACCGTCCAGCGACCAAAGCGTTTACCCGTGAGGTTTTTGAAGTTGGGATGGAATGATGAAATCATTGGGAAATTTCTAAATATGCTTTGGCGAACTCCGCCGCGACTTGGGGAACGATTGCATTGCCGTAACCGCGCAGTCGCACCACTCTGGCGGGAACCCCATAAGATAACGGGAAAAATGCGGGTTCAGTTGGGATGCGACGGGTTTTTCCGTCTCGGCAGGCGACTGTTGTAAAGTCACTCCAAAAGCCTGTCTCGGCACTGTATCGTTCCTCTCCTTCCCGTCCTTGCGAGTCATGCTGTTTGATAAGTCTCCCGTGTCCTTGTGGTCCCGCGTTGATGGTGTTGCCCATACCGTGATTGTCTGCACCTGAACCGCTATCGGCATTCCCGCTCCGTTGCCGTTCCCGTGCTTCGCTTTGTTCTTGATCTGGCAGGGCATCCCACGTCTCCAGCCCCTCCCCGTCGTTCATGTTGTTGGCATTGGGTGTCGCCCACCCCGCCATTTGCGCCGTCCTTGTCAAACTCTGGAACGCTCCCGATTCCCTCGTCACATTGCTGGAATCGTCCACTGTTGGAGTTGGCCACCCAGTACAATCTTTGTCTGATATGCGGACTGCCGACGCTGTGTGCGCCCAATACGGCAGACCCGCAGGCGTAACCTTCTTCGCCCAAGTCTGCCGATATTCCATCGAGCCAACCTTTGCCAATCGCGCTTGCAACCTGCTCCCCAAAGACATGTTCAGGTCGGCATTCCTTGATGAGATTAAAGAACGCAGGCCAGAGATGTCGTTCATCGGCTTGAGCAAGCCCTTTTCCTGCGGTTGAGAATGGCTGACAGGGGCAGCTTCCTGTCCACACAGGACGATCTGAGGGCCATCCTGCAAGTTGCAAAGCAAGGCTCCATCCTCCGATTCCGGCGAAGAAATGGCACTGCGTGTATCCGGCGAGATCGCTTGAACGCACATCTGTAATTGATCGCTCGTCCACAACTCCATCTGGAATAAGTCCAGCCTTGATGAGTTCTCGCAGCCATGCGGCGGTCTTTTTGTCATATTCATTGTAGTAGTTCACTGCGGTAAACATCACACACAAACGGACGGAATCAAATGGTATAAGAAATAATTTAGAGGGAGAAATTGCTGAGGATGATTTTACAGAAAAGACCCCTGGGGTGGGTGAATAAATAAATCAGACCCGGTGGTGGTAATGGTAGAAGATATTTATGTGGGGGAATTTTATGAGGGGAGTGAATATATACGCTACGCACGGGACGCGCCCCGCCCCGCCTACTGCGCCCGCCCCGTGGCCTGCGCCCTGGCTACTGGCTACCGCTACCGCACCGCGCCCTGGCTACTGGCTACCGCCGCCGCTAGCTAGCCAGTCCATCCATCCCACGCCCCGCCGCAATTGAGGGAAAACTAGGCCGGGAATGGCATGGTAAAGTTATAGATACTTACTACAGCGAGCACACCAAATTCAATGTTGTTGATACTCAACACTTTACACCTCAACCACCTTTCCAGTCTCAATAGCAGGCTCGAAGTGAGGGGAAAATTCCATCGGCTGGGAGCTAAGGACATTAACTTGGACGGCTTGGGCCTGCGTATCTCCGCCCCACGCGATCTTTGCAATGTCTGCCAGCATTTTCAAATCTTGCAAATTGGCTGGCTTTATCTCGCCGGAGTCCATCAGCTCTAATGCGGTTTCTATGCCCTTTCCTGCTGCCCTGGCGAGTCCTAATTTGTTGGCAGTATGGAAGGCAAGGAGGCGCTTTTCTATGCTGCCAGA